TCCGAAAATTGGCTCCAGTGGCAGGGATCGAACCTACGACCAATTGATTAACAGTCAACTGCACTACCGCTGTGCTACACTGGAATATAAATGGTCTCGAGTGAAAGAATCGAACTTTCGTCTCATGGTCCCAAACCACGAATTCTGCCATTAAACTAACCCGAGAAAAATTGGTGGAGGATGGGAGGATCGAACTCCCACTTCATGCTTGCAAAGCACATGTGCTCCCATTATCACTAATCCCCCAATATGGTGCCCCAGGAAGGAATCGAACCTCCACACCCTGCTTACAAGACAGGACCTCTACCACTAAGGATACAAGGGCTAAAATTTGGCGGTCTTAGGGGGTAACGATCCCCACTCTTACGGCGTGACAAGCCGTCGTGCGTCCATGAACACTTTAAGACCAAATAAGGATAGGCTACTTGTCTCCCAACAAGCCCCTAATTGAGCGGTTACTCTGTCCGTCCTTTTTATTCTCGATGTCTGTGTGCAGTAAGGAGTCTGCCTATCAGAGTCAGCAGGGGTAGTCCCCATCCCTGCACTAACGGTTTTCTGCCACCGGACCTCTATCGCTAGTCAAACGCTACTTTAACGAAAAGTAGGAACGGGATCTTGGAGTACGTGACAGGAGTTGAACCTGCATGTAACAGATTTGCAATCTGCTCCCTAGCCATTCGGGTCACACGTACATTAACCATATTAAAAAACACTAGCTTAATGCTCTTTAATATGGTGCTCCTGAAGGGTTTCGATCCCTCTTTTCCGCCTTGAAAGGGCAGCGTCCTAGCCAGTAGACGACAGGAGCATATTATGGTATCCAGTAGAGGTAACGCTCCTCTGTCTCTGGCTTATCAAGCCATTGCTCTACTATTGAGCTAACCGGACCATTTTTTATGGTATGCAAATTATTAAAGAACAACGTTTATTATATACTACCTAAACGTTATGTGCACATGTTACGATGAACTTTACACATTAAAAAACCCTCGGGACTTTCGCTTTCCGAGGGTTCTGGTAATTGGTACAGTAAGTACTGGTTACACGTCCCTCGGATGGCTAATCTCTCCCCATGTATTGCGATCAGAGCTTGAGCCAAAGCAATAGCCGGGTAGCGGCTTGGCTACTCTAAACTGATGCATTGAATTGACTTTGTTCGTTAACATAAAATGATTATATCCTACTTTTGAGTTACTGGCAACTAGTACCTGACTATTACGTATGGTTATTATTTACCACCGTGTAATATATAGGCTTCCTTACCCTTATTCTTCAATTACTGCAATAATTTCTTTCTCAGAAATCATAACCCGTTGTGCACCGTCTACGTTAACAGGAGATGATTTACTCCAGTCAAGGTAGACGGTGTCACCTTCTTTAACCTCTTTAACATCAGGACCTACAGCTAAGACGATCCCAGGTGTTGTGTTACCCAGGCCGCGGCCATCTAAAATAATACCACTCTCTGTTGTGGTATCCTTCTTGCCTTCAGCAATCAGTACTTTGTCTTTAAGAGGTTTAACAATCATTATTTTCCTTAGGGTTGCGTTTTAAATAATCCTCTATATTAAAGAGGAAGCTGGGGGTGTTTATCAGTAGAAATTTTTGCTGTATAAGAGGATTTATTTGATGATAAAAATCTTCAGAAATATATCTATCTTCTGGGAGTTTCTTTTCTTCAATATCTATATCCGGGTAACAATTTTGATATATTAAATTTCTAACATAATAAGCATCGGGTCTTTCAATAAGCGGTAATTTTAATATTTTTTTATAGTTAGTATAAAACTGTTCGTGGTTAAGATATGAAAGAAAGGTTCTTGATGAAGTAAAATCAAATAATACACCAGGGTTGTCTAATTTAACAAGTAGCGGACGACTTGGCATGATAATATTATCATCTACTAGTTTAAACTCACTCCCAAAACCACATAAAAATTGTGTCTGTGGAAATAACTTTAACATATAGCTCATGTAGAACCCATGAATCATCGGATAAGCTATTCCTCTATCATAAATAAGCTCATTAACATGTTTAAATACAGCGTCTCTTTTATAGTAAATAAATTCTGGCTGGGACACCCCGTACTGCTGACATAAGTTCTTAGCTCTTACGCAATCATAGTCGTCATTATTCTTCGAAAATGACATTGTAATAATTTTGGGTTTAATACCAAGCTCTACCAACGATCTAAGTAGAAAGGTGCTATCCATACCTCCACTGAAAAGCAACGGCATGTCGTTCAGTTTATGGTATTCATACAGGTGATTTAAAACTTCTTCTTTAAAGGGCTTAAGATCCTTTTCAACAGTATAGTCAATAATTAACTTATAATCATTAGGACTAAGCTCATGCTGCATACCCCTATCGACAAGTATCTTATATTCTCCCGTATTGTATACCTGCTGCATATAGTTACTTGTTATTTGAGCTATTAATAACTTTTTCTACAATACGAGAATATCTTTTTTCATAACTCCTAATATATTCAGTTAAGTATTCACTTGTAAGCAGATCTTTATTGACAAACATCATGTTCTTTTCAAGAGTTTCTACAACTTCCTTTTGACTCAATACTTTATTAAATTGGGTAGTATACCAATCCAAAATATTTTTTGGAGTATTTGGTGGCAGTGCTATTACAACCTCTAGGTTAAAAATAAAATCCGGATAAGCAGATGAAGCTGTCTGGACTCCTGGGAGAGCGTTCAATGGGTTTTTAGATGTAACAGCAATGATCTTAACCTTACCTGCATCATGGGCTGTCTTAGAAACTGCAAGTGGCATAATACCGAATCTAATCTGCCCTCCCATCACATCTCTCAAAGTGTCTGCCGGGCCTTTATATTCAACTCGAACGACATTGTTTGGTCCCTCTGTAAATCCGATATACTCGGCACTTAACTCGTATACAAGTCTTGCGGCGGCACCTGGATCCCCAATTGTAACTTTCTCTGTCTTCATAACCCTAGCAAAATCTTTAATATTACTAACAGGATCATTTGGAAGAGCAACAATTGTCATAGGAATAGATGCAATGTTCAACGCGTATGTAAAATCTGTTGCCGAAAAAGATTTATTTGGCATCATAATTTTATCCGTAGCACCGAGTGACGGGATGGAAAGAGCTCCCATTTCATACCCATCTGGTTTCTGTTTATTAATATAATCATTTGCCAAATAACCACCAGCACCAGGTTTTGTATCAACTATAAAAGTTACCTTAGTATTTTTCTCTACTGCAGATGAGGTAATTCTTAACGCAATATCATTTGCACTACCGACAGTGAATGGGCTATATGCCTTAATAGATTTCTGAGGCTCCCACGCAAATACAGAGCTACTGACTGTAAGGGTTAAAATGGCTGCAATTTTCTTCATAAGATTCCTTTAAATTTAATCAAGCAGTTTCTGCGTACTCAACGGCCAGGTCAAGGGCACGTTCTTTCTTTACACGATTCAGACCGTACCAGGCAGAAGTCAAACGACTATCGCGTGAACGACCCATCTTGTGATCAGTCATATAGGTAACGGCATTGAATGCCTGCCACCAACTACCCTCTGCAAAGTTAGCCCCGGGCTGGGTATGAACAATCGCCATTGCCTCTTCTGCCTGACGGCTGATAGGGAATGCAGTATTGCTACGTTTCATCTCATCCTTAGACATAGATGGGAATACACGATTAAAGTACTCAACGATCGTTTCCTTATTATACTTCTTCTGACCCAGGAACTGGGCCTGCTCTTTATATCGAGCCAACTGGTCTCCAGCGATACCAAGTACTTCTTTAACCTGGTCACCATTAAACTTAGAACGATGGTTAATCTTAACGGCATGCTTGGCCTTACTATCCAACGCCATAGTCAAGGTATTGTTACATACAACTCGTACAGGCGTGAAACGAACATCAATAGAGCGACCAAACTCGTGAGGATTAGAAAATAGTAGGTAACCTTCAACTTTATCTCCACCAAATAGGGTAAACGAATCCTTAATCTGAGCCATAGCCCAGACCATCTTACCACCTTTAAGGGATCCAGCGGTATGCATCTCCATATCACCTGCGTGAACGAAATCATTGAAGAATTCGAACGCTTCCAGGTTCTGAACTGGGTTCCAATTATCAGAAACAATAGTCAAGACCTTACTATCGGTAGAACGTACCAAAGCCTGGGCGGTCGTTGGTACTGGACCCCCATCGGAATTGAAAAATAACTGTTTCTTACTGACAGACCAGTCAAGATTTGCCGCTTTGAGCATCTGCTCAGGTGAAACATCGTTAGGAACGCGTTTTCCTAAGCCATGCCAGGGGGTTTCTCCGACGAATGCCATATTAGCTTCGCCGTTTTTCTGAATTTCAAGTTCATGAGCCATGATATAGTCCTTTTAAGTTAAGATGTACTAATTATAACGCGGTTTTGCGATAAAATCAACTGTTACTTTCGAAAATCTTGGAAAATTTCTTTAATTTTTCACGTTTCGTGAAAATATTATCGAGTCGTTGCTCGTAACTGCAGTGAACCACCTCATATTCATACATCAGGTCAAGCATTGCCTGTAAATCACACAACTCTACGACGAGTGCAGCGTGATTTTCTGACATTCCAAAGCGACGAACCTTAGAAACTGCTTGAATCACCTCGGCGCACTCCTCCTGGAGTATGGTCATGATCTCTTCATTACGGTTCATGGATATTTTTCCTCTAAAATACGGCAAACTGTTTCGGCCAGATACATTTGACGATTCCAGGCCTCTTGCTCCCACGGTTGATCACGGTAAGCCTTATAGGTAGTACCTTTTTTACCAGGAGTACCGTTCCATGAATGCAACCAACCTTTTCTCTGGACGTACTTTCTCTTAAGTTTACCAGTATGGTATTGTTCGGCATGCACGAGTTCATGGGCAATGACTTCCAAGGCCTTCGCCCACCCAAGTCTACAGTCAATGGTAGCCATATTATTTTCTACCTCGTAGTAACCATTCGTATTTTTAGCCTTAATAGGTGCAATACGAAACTTTACGTCTCGGGGTAGATTTAATTGCTTACGAAACTCCGGTAGAGAACGCTGGATTATCAGCGCAATGACTTTGGCAGTTTTAGTATGGGTATAGATGGCCGAGAGGGACATGTAGACACCCTTGGTAACTAGTTTATCGGTACTTTTAATCATAATATATAACTCCTTCTCATACCCTATTATAGGCGATTGAGCGAGAAAATCAACTTGTTACCGTAACCTTAAAAAACGTTACCGTAACCTTATTCTTCTTCGTCAGTAATCAGGGATTGAGCCCAATCGTCATCATGCGCATGAGTTTCACAGGCAGTATAGATCCACCCACGGCCCAGACGTTTACCAGGGTTACCGCATTGCTCACAAGTACGACCGGACATGGATTCGGCAAAGGAGATGTAATTGTAATGCTCATCGGTACCAGCCTGGATATAGAAACGTAAAGTTCCAAACTTTTCCTTAACCTGAACTACAGTAGGGACCTTCTCGGCTTCTTCATCCATTTTGGTCTTTGCATCATCGATATCTTCCTGAGTTACGATATGTCTATTACTTTCACCAAAGCGGGATTTACCCAGGCGGGAGACCAGGTATTCATACCGAGACTTTGAATCATCGTATTTACGGTGAAGGTGCCAGCAGAGAACATCAATAATATTAAACCAGCCATCACCATGGGCAAACCCCCAGCACATGGCAGTGGTTCTCATATCGGCATTACGGTCCTTAAAGAGTAAAGGATACTTTTCACACAGTTGTTTATCTAGTTCTTCTCTCATGCTACTTTCCAATCTATTTCTTCACGAATTTCAATCGTTTCAGATCCATCGTACTCATGGATATGGAAATGTGTACCAATTGGTAACCACTTAACCTCTAGGTCTTCGGCACCACCATAATATGACTTAGTACCGTAAACCTCTTGACAGTATAGTTCTATGGTTTCGGCAGAGGTTTTCTCCAGTACCATATCCACAACTTTGGGATCAAACAAAAGTTCCTCTATATTGTGCCACGAGTACCAACCGGCACCAAAACCGGGAGAATAGAGTACGGCTACCCTTCCATCAACGGTCTTTTTTTGCATATTCTTTCCTTATCAGTTTGGCAAACTTTTTAAGTTCTTTATCGTAGTTTGAAGACCAATCGATGTTGCCCTTTCCGGGACCCCAGGACGAGTCATCCCATATGACAAAGCCGGCTTTCTTGGCTAATTTCTTAATCTTCTTTTTCATTCTTTAATTCCAAAATGTTCATGGTATCTATCTAGTAATACATTAAATGCAACAAACGAGAGTTCTTCTCTATTAATATCGACACATTCCTGAACGATCATGTGGGCAAACCTTTCCGGATCAATCAGTAAAACGGACTGCATCTGACCATCTACAAGAATGGTCTTATAGGACTTAGATAACTCGGCAAATTGTTTAATCTTTAAATTCATACTTCTCCACTATGATCACAAGAGCCTGTTTCTTAAAGCCTTCCAATATATTACTGGTATAGAAAGACATACCGTACCTACCCTTAAAACAGGTATAAACTGATCCTGATTCGTTTTTAAAGATAAACGAATCTTCTAACTCTTCTATCTCGGTGATACCGGAGGATAAACGCCAACTATCAGATCCCGCCCATCCGCCGTACCATGAAGAAAGGATCTTCTGAGTCTTCACACCTTCATGGTCAATCTCAATGATTACCCATTTATCGGGTGTATATTCACTCACCGACATTCTCCATGTCAAACCATTCATACAGTTCATGCATAATAGACTCTTTAATGGTATTGGTAATGAACTCTTCTGAAGGGTTATCATCATGCTTAAATGCACGGGTATAACCATAGGCCAACCCATTCTCAATACACATCTCTAACACTGGTAAAATCTTAGGTTTCATTTTTTAATTTATTAAAGTAGGCAAGATCCATAGCCGTTTGAATCGGATCGTGAATAGGAGGTTTTAGCTTCTTAGGTGAATTAACTCTGACATTCTTAATCTTATACTTAATAGCCCAACCCCCTTCGGGATCCCAATACGTATCCATTAACCGCCCAACCAGTATATCAATGTAGTCCTCCTCGGCTATATGACTCTGGGTTTCCCCGGTCTCTTTAATAGTCCAGGTCAATTGTTGTAGTTTCTGTTTCATAGAAGTAATAGTAATAACAGCCACCAGGCCGATAGATCATTATAGAGGATAAACGCAACAAAGGCAAGCTTTACTACCAGGGCAACAGAGTAGTAACTGTACTGATTCATCATAACATCTTCCATAGGTGTAGTAACCCCGCATAACTGAGACCTCCAACAAGGAATAACATTAAAAGGCCAACAAAGGAGTATACGATAATGAAAAACGTACGCCAGAAAATTTTCCAGATCCATCCTATAATATAGGGAATCTTTAGAAGGTGAATTCTAGCGCAAAAATTTTTCAGAAGGGAGTTTATAGCGGGAAATTCTATCCGCAGGATTTTCTGCGCGCGAAAAAATTTAAACATAGGTATAAGTAACTGTGCCTGAAACCTGGTTGATAGAGTAACTATACTTTTTTTTAGAAAAGTGAGTACTACTGTTTTTACTACTGTTTTCTGTAAGGTGGGGCTGGTCCCAATACGGGTAGCCATTTAAACCGGGCTCTGTCTTAGCGCTATTCTACCCGATACCCCTTATGCTTTTAGTCTTCGTTATAGAAGGCGGCCATGTCATCTACGATCTCTTCTGTATACGACTCTGCACCTAGACGATTGTTCATGTCTACCTCGTAGTTCCAGTCTTCGGCCGCTATGATCAGATCATTAGCCTGACTGGCCGGGACTCGGAGGATGCGGATAATCTCGTGATCGGTGTAGCCAAGACACATCATCTCGGCCGCCTCACAAACAAGTTCTTTTATATAAGACATATCAGGGCTTCATCATAAAAAGGAAATAGTAGAAAAGGGGACCGCCGATTAGCAAGGCTATGATCATAGCCTGGCCTATCTCTTTAATAAAATTCATCTTAGTTTCCTTGAGTAAGAACATACTTAGCAAGATCTTTCCACTGAGGATTACCAGTATTAGCAATCTTCGTTACCGCAATCAAACTCCGGAGAGACATATTAGGGATCTTACCTGCATTAGCCTTTAAGAAGGCAAGCGCATGACTCTTAGCCACAGGAGAGATCTCAGGCAAGAACTCATCGCTCTTAGCTATCACCTCCATGCGCTCGACCTTCTGCTCTTCAGTCATCGTCAGATCTACCACCAAAGAACGCGTACGTATAGCCTGATCGATCTTATCTAAAGCCATATTAGATACAAAGACGATAGAGCCAGTAAACTCAAAGGACTTAGGCAGATCATCATCACGCATATCAGCCATCCAGGAGATATAGCGCTTAGAATAAGAGTCCAGAGCACCCTTTAAGAGGTTCTTAGCCACGTCGTCCTTAAGAATAGAGTCGCAGTCATCGAATACAATGACCATACCGTTATTCTCAAACAACGTTCTATAGAGACCTTTAGCGGTCGAGTAACCCTTAACCACGGTATAGGACTTAGCCTTATTGATCTTAGCACCAACTTCGAAGTTAGACAGATCGGTAATATTAGTAAAACCGTTCTTTTCTAAAGACTTCAAAACCGTATAAGACTTACCCAGGCCACCTTCGCCGGTAATCACAGCAGAAGGCAAAGTCTTCTGAACGATCATATCCACCATCTGCTCAACAAAGCTAAAACGCTGATTGATACCGAATTCAGAGACCACCGGGGCAGGCGCGTCACGAAAAGCCAACTTCTGACCGTCCAACTGACGCTGAACATAGTACTTAGAAGTAGACTTAACAACGGATTTACCGTTAACGAAACCGACAAACTTGCCGTCGATAAACTTGATCTCTGTATTCATAATATATCCCTTTAAACGATGTCCAATTATAACCGATTTCTTACGTTACGTCAAGCAGTACCTGACTAAACTGTACGGTTATTAGGCACCAAGCGCGGCAAAGGGGTTACCCTTGGCAGTAGGAGCATTAGCCAAGAAGGCATCAATCTCAGCCAGCTTCTGAGCTTTCTTAGTACTAGACGTACCTTGAACGGACTCGGTGACTTTCTTATACTGAGGAGAAACCTTAGCCATAACACCATCGACCTTATCGGCAGAGAAAAGGATCTTCGAAGCCTTGGTATGGTATACGAAGGCGTTAGAGCGTGACACGCCCAAGATGTTCATGATCTCAGACAAAGCCAGGGCCTTATCAGGAGTATTGCGAACGATGGAAACAGCGGTCTCGAGGTTAGTTACTTTAGTCATATAGTTCCTTGTGTGTTTGTGTTAAGATGCCTTATTATAGTCTGGATCCGGATAAAAGTCAAGTAATACCGGATCTTTACGTAAGGTTATTACGCCGGCGCCAGAAGGCGTTGGAATCCACGGAATGCGGTTCTGAAGGCGTTCCTCTGAACTGAATCCAGTTCGTCGTAGTTATCAGACATCCAGGTCAGGGCTTCCAGAAGACCCATGCCCATCGACACGGCCTCTTGCTGAACGATATCCAGGGCTTCCGCCTGGCTCATAGTCTCGTAAGACTGGTCTAAAGATTTCCAATTACTCATTTACAGACTCCACTTGTTTAAAAACACGCAAGATTTCGGGACAGGCTTCGCGTGGCAGGCCTTCTTCAACCATCAGATCGATGATGAGGTCTTCAGAAAGATCACATGCAATAGCATCTGTGATCACCATGTGCAGGTTAGACATCTTAGACATTATACAGACTCCTTGTTATCCATCATTTCGCAAAGAATGAACTTTGCAACATTCATCTGCTGGCGAACATGCTCTACAGCACGAGGACCAGCTCCCATTGAAAGCATCTCCTGGCAATCGCTGAGAATGCCCATGACCACCATCTCTTGACCGGACATTTTAGCGGTCAAAGATTCCATGTATTGAGCACGGATCTGAACGGCTGTCATGCCGTACATTTTAGTTTCTGCGTAATCTGTCATTTTGGTTCCTTTTTCGTTGTTCATGTAATGATTATAGTCTCTTTCGGTCCGATCGTCAACCTAGTAACCTTACGTTACGGATGGTTATTAATAGAGAGAAGTAATTTTGTTTTCGGCTGTTTCCAGAATTTCGAGAACTTCGTCGGCTAAATCTTTATCGGAAGGATCGATATTTCCGACTGAGATTTGTTCGTCGAGAATCTGAAGGAGAAGAGCGACTTGCTTTTCTGTGAGGGTGATAGTGGTTTTCATTTGATTTCCTTTAAACATAAGTTATTATAGTCTCTTTCGGTCCAAACGTCAAGTAACATGCATAACAACCTTCCTCCCAGGATGGTCTCTTGGCCGTGTACCGATGGTTAAAGTAACTAGTTTATATGCAGGAAGGGGGGAGGGGTAACTAGTTCATTGAACTAAAATAAATTTAAATTATTTTTCTGTTAATTAGTTTATATTAAGAAAAGATATTTTACTAACTAGTTTATATTAGAATAATACTATACTAATTTAATTGGGTATTGTTTAAAATTAGGGGAAAAAGGGGAAATAGTTTATAATAGGGGTAAGGAAAAAGAAAAAAGTAAGTTAAATTTAAAAGGAGATAAAATGTATAATGTAGATAATTTTGATATAGATTGTAGTTTAGGTGGATTGAGTGTTAAGGAGATTATTGAAAAGAATAATTTAAGTGATAATGAGATGATTGTTATATTGAAGGATTATAAAGAGATAATGGAGTTTGAAGGATATGGAGTAGAGGATTATTTGTTTTATGAAGAAGAAGATATTGAAGTATTGAAGAGATTAGGTTTTGTTGAATTAATTGGTTAATTAAAAAGGAAATAAAATGAAAAAGATTAAATTTGTTAAAGGTAGTAGTTTTAAAGATATTAGTGATAATTTTAATAATTTTGATTATAGTGTAGAAGATTATAAAGGTGAAGGTGTTTATTGTTTTATTACTAGTTGTAGGGGTGAGATAGATGATATTATTAAGGTAAGTGATAATAATGAGTTTGAATTAAGTAGTAAAGAAGAGTTAATAGAAGAGTGTAAAGAAGATGGTGAAAGTATTGATAATGATTATTGGGATGAGTTTTGTGAGAGTGGAAAAGTAGAGGATAATGTTAATGATGTAGAAAGTTATTTTGAATGTTTAGGTGAAGAAGATGGTAGAATTTATTTTTATATTGTTGAATAAAGGATTATATAATGTTTGAAGATAATTTTTATAGAATGAGTAAAGAAGAGTTGATTAATTTGAATAATAGAATTAATGAGATTATTAATGAATTGGGTTGTATGGGGTTAGATGGTGATTATTTGGGTGATATTGATGAAGAGAGATGTGGATTAATAGGTTATATTGAAGAAAATTATGATTTAAATGATAATGAAAAAGAGTTATTAGGTTTATAATTTAAAGGAGATAGTAATGAAAGTAAGTGAATTGTTGGAGATTTTGAAAGATGTTAATGGTGATTTGGATATTAATATTAGTGTAGAGAGAGGTAGGGGATTAAGTGGTAGTAATGAGAGTGTTGAAGTTAGTTATGATAATGATGGGGTTTATATAAGTGGTGAAGAAGACTTTTATAATTAAGTGGAAATGGGGTTGATAGTAGTATAGGACCTGATAGGTCCTTTTTTTTGTTTTTAAAGATCTAATTGAGTTTGGAGGATTAGGTGTGGGGGCCCAGATTATAATGGGGGCCCTGATAGGGTGTGGCTGAAAATTGTAGAGAGGTTAACATATAGGTATACAGAAGTGGGGGGCTGTTAAAGTATAGGTGTACGGGAGGGTGTCTTAGAGAAAGCGTTTAAGAGGCTGAAAATTCTCTATTTTCTTACCTATAAATACATACCAATTTAAAATAAAATATTAGTAAGTTTACCTTACTACTTTCTCTTACAAGTATATTAGTTTAAGTCAATAGACCGTTTCCTAATGTATTAGTTTAAGTCAATAAAACATAAATAATAAGAATCCTTTAATCCCTTTATCCATCCATAATGTCTAAGACTCTAAGAGAATATCGTATGACCGGTCTCCATAAGGCTGCCATTGCCTCCGCCCATCGCGGTTCTAGGCACGATGCCGAAACTAAGTCTAAGATTTCTTCTTCTATGTCTGGTAAGGCAAACCATCTAGGTAAGAAACACTCTACTGCCTCTAAGGATAGGATACGGCATTCAAGGGGTCACGATGATAGAATCGATGGTGCCAGATGGATTGTAAATCGTTCGGATAAGACTTATCGTAGAGATAATGCACCCGATGGCTATAAGATAGGTAAGAGAAAGTTCAATGAGATGAGAGACTATCTGGATTCTCAAAGATAAAGTCTTCAGGTAACTCTTCTGTACGGAGAAAGATGGGATTAAGGGCTTGGAGTAGTTCAAGCTCTTTTTTTATGAATTCATCTTCTGATTCTAGGTCTTTAAATTCTATAATATCAGTCATTCTTTCTCATATCCCATAATACTATTCCTACCACCGTTACTATAATGGTAATGAAGATAAAATCATTAAACGTCCACATCTATATGCCTACCTTTATCTAAACCCAATCTAATATTTCTTTGTATTCTTTCGGCAATTATCCTATCAAAGTTCTTTTTTTCTATAGTCTTTCTATAGTCTTCTTCTATTTTAAACTGATGATTAGTTCTTTCTAACCTATCTAGTTCTATATTGCGGTTATTAATTCTATCAATTTTCATTTACTATATACCCAGCGCCTAAACTTTGGCGATACTATTATTGATACCTTTACTACAATAATAATGAATGCGATAATCAATAAGGCTTCCATCATATTTTATTCCTCTTTTTAACGAATTCATTATAGCCTTCCTCCGTACCTAACTCGTATCCTTTATCTGTATGATGGCTTTCTCCCTCCATTACAAAACTATGATCCAGGATACTTCTCCCGTCTTCAAACTCATAAAACGTTGCATCATCGCTATCAATCGTTACATCTAGATCACAATGTAAGATATCGTAGTCGATGAACGTATGATCTTCCTTATATACCCTGAACACATACTCATCATTCATCGTATACAGAAGGCAACCTTTAGTTCCCTTGGCCGGCTTTTGCTTACAATTCTCAATTTTTACCATACTTATTGTCTTTCTGTGATTGAATAAAACCAATCATCCCCCGAAGTCCACTTACGGGTACCATCTACTGTGTATAAGGTCTGGGCGGCTTTAAAATCAGGAAATTTTGTTACTCCTGAAATTAAACTCTGATCATACCACAAACATCTGTTATTAGGTTGGCATGCAAACTGACCATTTTCCAATTTTATAAAGTTAAAACTCTTATGCTCTTCCGCAACCTCTGTAAAACCTGTATCAACATCCATACCATCGGCACAGAAATCTACAGTAAACAAATAGTTACCATAATGCCATTCTTTGTCTTTTCCTAAAAACTTTACTCCTAAATTACGAAGACCTATTTTTTCAACAATAGTAAAACTATAACCCATACAGTCCCACAACTGTAATGTATCTATTGGCAAGGTTCCGCTGAAGTTCTCTTGCCATACATAGGCATGAATAGGTAGTTTATCATAAAGAGCACCATAATTGGGTAACAGGCTTTCGATACGAAATACCTGCCCCCTGAGGGCTTTAAGACTGACCCATATAGCAGGTTCTAATTCCCCATGACCTTTTTCAAAGTTATAAAGAAATTCTCGTTTAACAAAACATTTAATAGGCGGCAATGACCCTATGATATAACTCATTATTATCCTTAAAGAGGGGCATTGTTTGATTCTTCTACTCTTGTAAGAACGTAATCCGCTACAGCAATAGCAAAAGGTTTAAGTTCGTCTTTATTGACCCACTTTCCTGATACATCGGTAGGAACTTTTTCAACAAGCGTATCCAAAATAGACTTTTGAGCTTCCATAATTTCTCTTTTTCTCCACATATTAATTTTTTCGTTCGTACAAATGAGGCTTCTCCTGAATCCTCTTACCAATTCTATCCCAAACTATCTGATTGTCTTTATCGGTAGCTTCCCAATCGTTATTCCAACAATCATCGAAACCATTGAATACAACCTCCCTAGACCAATCAGGGCGATAGTCTCTATTCTCCATCTCCTCACAAAGCCTTTTAAAACGCCTTCTAAGGAATTCTATCTTATCATAGAAGAACAAGACATGCCCACTATTTAGCGTAAACTCTTTAGGTATTCTAGGAAGAATAGATTCAGGAGTCAACGTACGAAGAGACCTCTTTAATGATGCAGGCACCATAGCAATCTCTCTTAATTCTGCTACCAGGTGACGTCTCTCTAACAGAGAAGGATCTATATCAGCATTAATCCTAGTCATCAAAGTCATCCTCTTTGTCTGAAAATAGTTCCTCATTACCCGGGCAATTGGCATAATCGGTATTAATGCAATGAACGAAACCCACAATCATATGAATAGCAAAGTACAAGATAAAGGCAACAACAAATACTTTAAAGGCATTAAATCTATTCATACGCAATAGAGGTAAAGTCAGTTTCTTCTGGTAACGCTTTAATCACCGTTCCATGCTTAACAGACTTAGTAATGAGATCATTCAGCACCCCGAACCCATAGCCCGTAGACCCATACGACTTCTTATTACAGATGTAGGTAGAACCAGAAGAGCCTTCAAAGTAAAAATCATCCTTGGTTTCCCTTAGTGCTGTAACTCCGGAATTAAGCTTCCATGAGTCTCCGTTCAGGTATCCGCCGCCCCAGGTAGCAAATACTCGATAATGAACCTTACTATCAGTAGTAAGGCTAACCATCAGCCAACGATCGGGGCGGTATTCCATTTAGACCTCTTCTTTCTCTTCTTGATCTTGAAAATATTCTCCCAGGTGACCGGCTACACGCTCGTCTTCAGCATTATAAAAAACATATTCGCCTAACTCTTGAACATATTCTTCACTCACATACTCAAAGCCGCCATAGTAGCGAAGATTCTTAAGATCGGCCTTCTGTATAGCGATATACTCTTCATCAATAAACAATTGATAGGCACATCGTTTATCCAAACCTAGATCGGCAGGGCGTACCTCTCGCATATCGTCAATGATAGCTTCGACTTTTTCGTTAATTTCCCATTGAAGGGAGTTCAATTTATCATACAAATAAGACATTATACATTCTCCGAGTTAACCAACATCATTTCGTTGTAAGTCTTACGAATGGCAGGGTACATTACCTTACCTTCATAATCCAATTGTGACTGCTCAAACTCTGTCATGAAGTCGTCTTCGACTTTCTCAAAGCCAATAATATTACTACGATAGAAGTCGTTAGACTCATCGATGATGAAGCGGAGTTCATCAACGATCATACGAAGGTTCTTATCGGCAAACGTATCATTCCAACGAAAGCCCTCTACATCGACGATGTAATCGGTACTGCCTTTCATCTTCCAATACTGAGGAACTTCGCCCTCACCGTCCCAATCATGGGCGCCGTAGTTTTCTTGATTCTGGGTAAAGATATACAATTTCATACAAACTCACATTCTTGGTTATTGAACAATTCCCACTCTTGACCGCATTTGTAATTATAGTTATATTCTTCAGCCATTGCAATACATTCTTCCATTACGTCAGAGTAAAATACAACCTTACCAAGACGAACGCCATTAACAGGGTTATCCCATTCCGTTACATCGTAACGCATACGCTTATCATCGTAATCCCATGTAAACTTGGCTTTGTAATAATCTTGCATTTCGTTTCTCCTGTTGATGTATCAATTATAGTCCCAAAAAAGGAAACCCGCAACTGTTACGTTACGGGTTCTAAAGTAACTATAACTAGTTACATTTGTCAGCAGTACTCATAGTTAACGGATTCGTGATTCTCCCTGAAGGTAATCGCTCCGTTCTTATGATGAAACTTCTTTGCCATCTCTGTCTTGGGAGAAAGAGTAACAAATCGTTTAATTTCTGGTTTAGTTTCTTTGATATGTTTTACCGCATCAAAGATAAGTGCCCTACCAGCACCCGGAACATAACTCCAGATAGTATAAAATACCGCGGTGTCGGCTTGTCCGTCTAGGAACAATTCACTCTCGGAGGTAGGAATAGATTGTTGATACGATACACACGTGATAGCTTTTGCTTTGTTTTCATCATCTCTAAGAACAAAAATGTCCTTGCTATCGCCAAGTCTCTGTGTATGTGGTATGTGCGGGCGTACGGGGTCTTGATTTAACAAACTAAAAAAGCTATCAGTCAGGCTTCTGATCTGATATAACATTTTTGTTTCTTTCTTCTACTAATTTAAAGGCTTCGTCTTCTATAACTGCGTCATCTACTTCTTTAGGAGACTTACGAAAAATAGTGTCCCAGTTACTACTGTATTTATCATACTCAACTCCCAGAGGACGAGACTTAGACCCTTTACCCCCATCAGACATTTGGCTTCCTCTTAGCTATAATATGCTTATGAAACTCTTCTCCAAACGACATATTTTCGAAGTGAGCATCTATCAAATCCTTACGATGAAGGGAGGCAATAGCGGCAAAGGATATAAAAGCTTGAATGTGATCTTGAACTGTTTCAATATCATTTGTCTCTACACCTTCGGCTCTTGCTAACATTTCAGCCATAAGAAGAAGATCACTCATGCGTTCGTCATCTTCATCTTCAGATATTTCCATAATTAAAGCCAACTCTGAATCCCTTGCCTTTTGCATATACATACCAACGGTCATATAGGGGTTCTCCATAAGTGTAGCCGCAAGCAGCCTAGCCATAGGAAGAACGCTGTTGGTTTTAAATACCTTTTCATAGTTAACTTCGAAGGGGAAGTCAAAGTCAAAATCTTCACTCATTTACAAGCACCTTGTTAAGATATTTAATCGTTGCATCTACATCACCTGTATGATAGATAGCAATACCACCTGCCGCCGTCCATTGCTCGATGTTAGATGGGCGATCATCAATTAAGATATCTCCTGGAGTACACCATTTTTGCTTATCATGACTGTACGGTCCAATATCCATCTTCATACCCGGAAAATACTTATCGACCCATGCTTGCTTATCTGCCTGGGCAGTAGGAATGGTAGTACGCCGAGGAATAGCGGTTAGAAATCCAATCTGGAATCTGGTGTTTAGACTCTTAATATAAGCTATGAGTTTTGTTGCATCAGGCATCATGGGAAGCTGATAATAGAGACGATCAACTGATGCAAGCTTTACCCATTCTCCATCAGTTAGATCTTGTGTTGTCCCCCACCCAATCTTTCGCTCAAGAATCTTCTCGGCAAACGTATCAAAGTCTGCCACCACTCCATCCATATCTATAAAAATCGTTCTCATTTTGCTCCTCGAGCTATTGCTTTGTTATAATAAATGGTAGCGTTACCTTTGGTGATATCGCCTAGCTTGAGCTGGAGTTGAGTAATGAGCTGGTCTTTAGTTAAAGAACCTTTCAACTCATTTACAATCTCAATAGCCTGCTCGATTTTAGACTTACCTGAAGAAACGTTCGTTACAACTTTCTTAGGCATCTTCTTACCTTCTCTTACAGTTTTCTCTGTAATATACTCAACCGGCTTGGTCATATGAAACTTTGCAGGAACATCGACCTTAGAACCTGACATCAGGTCCTTATACTCAGATTCAGTAACCTGAGTATCATTAAAAAAGTATTTCCATTCAGACATTAAGTTCTCCTAATTAATGTCTGAATTATATGCTACTTTGGTAGTTACGTCAACTGTTACGTTACGTCATTCATCCCACAGCTGTAATTGCTTTTGATTGAATGATTTTTCCTGTATTGTAGGCTCCTTAAAGAACTTCCTAGGATTACCGCACATCACACAGTTAGAGTCACCACAGGTAACAGCTGAATGATCTTGAAGTGTGTGAGGTTCCTTTACAGGTATATTATGTGCCTTAGCTATCTTTAATTGTCTTTTGATGTGATTCTCTTTTTGAAGAATACGTTTAGAGTGCTTGATCTTGGCTTCTTCATCCATTATTTTCTCCTGCAGTAAAGAAATAGCTTAACGAAATATTCGAACCGCTTGGGCTCGTGTTCCATACTAGGAACGTTATTATTAAAGAAGGTTAAAAATTCACTATAGATAGCGGTAAGTTCATCATCAGTCATTTATATATTATAACAGCTAAAAAAAAGCCCAGCCATAAAGACCGGGCTAAAAGGACCAAAGGAACTAATTAGTCTCCAGTATATTCACCGGGTTTTTTACTGGCGTAGTATTCAGCCGCGCTTCCAGGAGCAGGAGCAGGGCCTCGAGGAACTTTAGCCTTGTGTTGAGCAATTTCTTGCTTGATAGCGTTAAGCTTTTTATTTTCAGGGATATCAAAGCTAGGAGATTTACCTTGTGCTCTCATATCTGCAAATGCTTTTGAAACTGCTTTGTGAGCTTCTATGTGCTTTCCCATCAATCGATCTAGCTCTTTCTTGTGAGCAACAGCATCAAAGGGAGCATCTTCTTTCAAGGCTCCTTCATGGTGCTTTGATAACTCGAATGTAAACATTCCACCCTTAACCGGCTTACCAGTATGAATAGCTTGATGCTTTACATCTGTACCATGAATAGCATTAGCAACAGATAGGTTAGCATGAGTGTGAATATGACCTTCTGCATCCTTAGTAACCACTAAAGGATCTTCATGAGTTGTCTTGATAGCTTCATGAACAGGTTTGATACCGTTCCATATTTTTAAGAAGTCAATACCTTCATTTGTTGACTTAAGTACTTGTTGAACTCTTGGGTGCTTAGAAAGACCAGGTTTCATCTTTTCCATTGTTTTTACTGCTCCTGTCATGTTACCCCCTGCATAGCGCTTATCTTTGGCAACACCAACAGCCATCTTAATATCTTTTGATGTAATTGGTTCTACTTTTTCAGATACTGCGGGTATTTTATTACGTTGCTTATCTAAAGGATCAGAGCGAAGCATAGGCCCGCCATTACCGTCTTGATTAGCGTCTCCGCGTTTAAGCTTACCATCTTTGGTAAAGTGAAAGCCTTTAGGGGCACCTTTAGTTTCTACCATATTTTCCTCGTTGTATTTCTTTTTAAGATGATCGGTCACCTTGCGATCATATTCCCCGGCAGGTTTCTTAGTAGCGGGTTTAGCATGCTCAGAAGTATCAAAGTGATGATAGGGTAATGAAGTAAGAGTACTTCCTGACTTAGGACGAGTCAAATGAACTGTATCGCCTTCACGGTGAGCATGAACTGTAGAATTAGTCTCGTCTTTAAATGTCGTCTTCATACCAGGTCTTAGCTTTTTAATAGCAGACTGGTGTTCAGGGTGGAGAGGATAAGAGGTATCAGAGCCGTGATGAACGGTCATCATGGTTCCCCATGAGTGCTTTTCTTTTTTTACAGAGACAGCCTCCTGGAGATCCTCTTTAACTATTTTAGTCTTCTTGGGTTTGATCTCTACAAAAGATAACGGATCTTCTGGAACATCGTCTATTTGCGATACTCCAGGTTCAACCGAATTACCTTCTCTGATAGATTTAAATGACTTCATTGGTTCTCCAAGGGATTATTCCTATTATTTAGGCTCTTCCTTGTTTACATTTTTAAAGTAAATATACCAAAAAGCAAAAGCAATTACCAGGCTAATGTAGCCCAAGGTATTATCACCTTTCTCAAAGCTTTGAATACTTGAAATTATATTCAAAGATACTACAGTACCACTAATAAAAAAATCATGCTTTCTACACCATCCAAAAAACGAATCCACAAAATTATACATATTAATCCTCATAATCATCAGTTTTAATTACAATGTGACCGATACGAATTTCACCATCCCAATCACGGCGATTCTCATAACGATCTCCCCCTGAAACGGTAAAGTCGCTATCAAATTGAATAATCTGACCGCCTCGGGTAGAATTACCATCAGCATTCAAGTCAATATCATTCAATGCAATACAGCCAATCAATCCGGCATCTACACCATACTCTTCACCGTATTGGTCTCGATAGCTTCCATCACCCCATTTGGTATTAAACGATGCAAACCTTCGGCCATCTTTCAACTCAAACATACCTTGGTTACAACCATGGTCATCTCGCCCTTTAAAGAACAAACCACATACCTCATCCCACTCATCATGCATTACATAGCACAAATCACCTACATAGTACTTGCCAGCTGGAAACATAATTGACTCCTAAATATTGATAGGACCAATTATATACTAGTTTATGATTCACTTCTACTGTTACGACGTAACTAAAACAATTCTAATTTCTGACCAGCCTGTTGACAAGGTAAGGGCTAAGTATGGCTATCGTTACGAGTTACTGAATTCAATTAGAGATAATTCTGCTGTGGACGTTATAAGAACTAGACTGTTACGAAGTTACAGTAGGTATGAGTTTGTGGAATGGTATCAAATTGTTCGTAAACCAATGTCTGATGAGACCAAGCGTAAGATGTCAGAGGCAAAGATGGGTAAGCCTAGAGACGATGCCACAAAGCTGAAGATATCAGCTGGGTTAAAAGGTAGATCCAACTTTCAGGGTAAGAAGCATACCGCTGATACCAAAGATATAATGGCTGAAAAGAAGTTAGGTAATCAGCATACAAAAGACTCTTATTGGGCATACGATCCTAAATCAGATAAAGAAACAAGAGTTAGAGATAGAAACAACCTTCCCCCCGGTTACCAACTAGGAAGAGATTATGACTCAATTGAAGTTGGTCTCTACCATATAGACGAACATAGAAAATCAAGAGCGCGTAATAGCTAAAATCTTCTCAATTTGCTTTTCAATTATAGGTGCTCGACCTGGCCATTTAATAGTATCCTTCTCAGGGTTCTTCATTAAGTTAACTAACAGCGGTAGAATTAATTTTTCTAAACTAGCTAACTTAGCCTTAACATCTTTTTCAATTAACGCTTTATATTCATCTGTATCCAAAGGTGTAGAAGCATTCTCTAGTCGCTCTAAAATATTTAACACCTCTCCAACATTAACCTCTAGGTTACGAATTCTTTCTAGAATAGGCTCTGAGATTTCTTGAGAAGTTACCGCTGGTGATGATTGTACAGCAACGTTATCATCATCGGATGTTGAGAAACCAAAATCAAATTCTGAATCTAGATATTCTTTAGGTATTGCCATTTGTTTGTTCTTCCATTGCTTTCTTAATTTCAAAAAGTTTTTTCTGAGTATACTTCTTAACTAGTTTTTGTTTATAATTATTAAGACGCTTTGTAGCCATATCCCATTTTAGTTTAGATACCTTCTCTTTAATAGTAATACCTTGAAGGTGATCATATGCATGCTGGAAAATTCTAGCTGTTAACCCGTGAAACTCATTTTCTTGTAGCTCACCCTTCTTATTGTAGTATTCTACAACGATAGATTTAGGTCTTTTAACGATAACTAAGACACCGGGGAAGGTGAGACTGCCCTCATTCATTAACTCTTCTTCCTTCGAGTATGACTTAATCACAGGGTTAAAAACTTCTAGCTTTGCCTCTTTAATACCCATTACGAACATAGACATATCTAGGCCTACTTGAGGGGCAGATAGAGCAACCCCTCCCATCTCTGTCATTCTATCCATCATAACGTTAGTAAGCATTGGAGCATCAATCTTACTAAAGTCTACCTCTTCTGCAATATATAAAGGAAGCTCGTTAGCTGGTTTTAGTTTTATGTCACTCTTTTTAATAATCATTTTGCAATCCTGCTAAAGTTCTGATGCTTCTCAAATTTAATTACAGATCTAAACTTATCAAACAAAGCATCTTTATGACTGATGATAAAGATATTATTATCTTCACCTATAGTATTTAGGATAGTCATAACAAAGTCTGTTCCGTTAATATCTAACGAGCCATCGAATACTTCGTCCAACATTAATAGATTGGTAGAGGCTGAGTTCTTCATTCTAGCAATAGTACGCCAGGTAAACAATAGAGCCAGATCGATCTTAGCCTTTTCACCTTCTGAGAACGATGCATAACTAAACTCATCACGATGCCTGGACTTAATCTTCTCGTTAAACGCCTCATCTATCTCAAACGAGATAAAGAAGTCCATTGCCTGTAAGTACTTATTGACTAGTTTATTAATGACCGGGAGGTATTGTTTAATAATCTTTGTCTTGATCCCTGTATCCTTAAGGAGTAAAGAGGCAATCTCAAGATAGTGCCTCTCTTCAACCAATGCGCTCTTTGCTTCCGAATGAACGACCACTTCCTTAGCAATTGCTTTGAGCTTGGATTGCTCTTCAGCAAGCTTAGATACGTCTGCTCCTGCTGTCGGGATGTCTTGATTAAGCTTCTGGATATAGTTTTGACTGGCAATGATTCTGGTGTTGAGACTAATGATAGCGCTCTTATGTTGAGCGATTTTCTCTTCGACAAGAGCAATCTCATCAAGTCGTGTCTCAATAGCGTTAAGTTGTTCGGTAAGGGTCTGTACAGCGGCTTCAATTTCACCAATTTTATGCTGGTGAGTCGCCTTTGCATTTTCTTTGACTTCTGCCTCCAGCGCTTGGTTACATGTCGGACATACATCATGTTCGTCGTAAAACGAAACATGTTTTTCTTGCGTCTTAATTCTCTCGGATAATTTTCTAAGGAGCGCATCCAATTCCGTACGTTTAGTACGCTTCTCCGAGTTGTCCACAATACTGGATTGAAGTAAATTCGCCCCGCTACATTCTTCCTCGACACTACATTGAAGATGTGCAATCTCGGCATTCGATTCAGATATTCGTTTTTGTACATCTTCTACCTTCTTCTGCTTATCCTCTTCCAACGTCTTAATATAGTCCTGTTGTATCTTTACCTTGGACTTGCCCAGTTCAATTTTATTCTCTAGATCGGTTAACTTAGTCTTACATCGTTAGCTTTATCCTTCAGTACTGTATTCATTACAGTAAAGATCTTGATATCTAACAGGTCCTCAATCACCTCTCGTCTGTGAGCGGCAGGTAATTGCATGAAGGGGGTAAAGGAGGCAGAGCCCAGAATAACAATCTGAGTAAACGATTTATAGTTTAACTTAAGTACATGCTCTTCCAGATACTTTTGATAGTCTCTAGCGGCCGCATCCTGGTTCAATAACTCACCATTAAGATAGATTTCAAATACCGTTGGCTTACCACCACGACATATCTTATAGTCCTTGCTACCAATAGAGAACTCAACCTCTACCAACATATTCTTACCGTTGATAGAGTTAACCAACTGAGGCTTATTGATATTACGGAATGGTTTATTGAATAGGGCAAAGCATAACGCATCTAGGATAGTAGACTTACCTGCACCATTCTCACCTACAATAAGAGTAGTAGGTGACTTATCAAATCTAACTTCGGTAGGTTGTGCGCCAGTTGATAGGAAGTTTTGCCATCTTATAACTTTAAATTTTATCATGCTTCTTCATAATTTTGCGCTTCAACATATAATGTCTTCATTAAAGTCTTAATGCGATCCTTATCAGCTTCTGTCTCAAGACTATCAACATATTGCGATAGTAGAGTAACAGTATCTTCTAAGTCTATTTCTTGATCACCAAGAGCATCAGATTCAAACTCAGACAGATCCTCAATAATCTTTAACTCTAAGGGGTTAACCTTATACAACCTCTCAATAAACTGATCGTACTTATAGTAATCTTTTTTATTAACAACTATTAACTTAATGTGCTGGTTGGCATACTGACTTACATCTACAGTAGACGGATTTACTTTCTCGTCGTCGTAATAGACTTTAGAAAAGATCGAAAACGGGTTCTGAATAAAATCCAATTCTCTCGTACCGGTGTCAAATATATGAAAGCCACGAGGGTCTTCGAAATCCGCCCAGGTAAGCTCATAAGGATTTCCAAGATAGTTAATGTTACCATTACTACTACGGTGGTGAAAGTGGCCAGAACAGACCAGATCAAACTTTTCAAATATCTTAGGATCAAATCCTTCATCGTTCTCGTGACCTTTATACATCTGAAAGCCTGCAATCTCAAAATGCCCGAACAGTACCTGGGCATCGGTAGTCTTGATAGCTTCCATACTCTGATTATAATTATCTGTACATATCCATGGCATCATGAATATCTTAGACCCATCATCGAAGACTAATTCAGAAGGCGAATCAATAACATTAAACTCATAGTCCTTAAGCAATAGACGAGGTGAGTTAACGTCGTTGGTATTCTTAAAGAAGGTATCGTGATTACCTACAATCATATGTAGTTCGATATCCCTCTTTTTAATCTCGTCAAAGAAGTAATTACGACAAGAAGACAAGGTATTAAAGTTTATATACTTACGGCGATCGAAACAATCACCAAGATGTATAACATGCTTTATACCTCTCTTATCGATTTCAGGGAAGAAGATCTCTTCATAAAATCTTCTGAAGAAGTTATCGAAAGGGATACTATCTGAGCGGGCACCGAAGTGAGTATCGGTTACAAGCGCTATCTTAGTCATACCAATGCCTTATTACTCCTGCAACAATAAACAGGTTAGTTATTATATAGGAAAGAACAATAATAGTTCGTATTACTGCAACGCGATCAGCCTCACAATCGTTATCGGAGGCTTTCTCACCCAATGCTTTAGCCCACAAACGCCACATTAATCATTGTACTCATTGTCTTCTTGATGACCAACGCGCATAGCCATATTGCTATCAGTCTCCCGTACCTCTACTTTACAGCACCAAATACGATCTTGCTCACCGTAGCTTGGTAAAAAGATAGTATTAATATACTCGTACAAGAAATCTGCAAGACCTTCACACCCGGTCTTTTCTACTTCTGTAATCTTAGCAATACCATGGCGACCAAGTTCAAGTAGGTATTCTCTTTTAGGGTCGTCTTGAGCAACGAGTAATGTATGATCAAACCATTCTTCTAGTTTATCTTTTAATGGACGCAGACCACCAAAATCCATTACCCAATTGCGAACATCTAGTGTATCGGATTCAAACTCAAAGTGAAATGATAAAGCATAACCATGCACCATATTGCAATGACTATCAGCTCGCCACTGACGGTACGCAACAGGCCCGATCTGCTTATAAGTTTTAGTTGAAATATATTTTTTTGCCATTTTTAATCCTATGTTAGTTAGCATAGGCAGCAGAGTTTATAGAGCGGGATGACGCCGGAGGCCGCTTGTTCATTATGTATACTTTTTATCGTGCTCTTTACCAATACCATAACTGCCGTCGTACATTTTAAGCGCTTCTGCATCAAAAGACAAGTACTGACCTACTCTCGTACCTTGCTTAATGCGAGCCGGGCCAGTCGTAACATGTAGTACCCCGGCCATGACACCATGATAGCCAGAATCATAAAGACCTGAAGTAATAAAACAACCATTGCGGTTAAGAGTGCTACGAGTAATGACCCAACCAGCTTCACCTTCACCCACATGGATGACGTTTTCCATAACGATCTCATAACTCCCCGGGTATAGCGTAAAATAACCTTCTCCGTCTGGATTGAGTTCCGTAGAGCCTCTATGCTTTTTGTGATCATTGCTTACCTCAAACACTTCATTGTTAATTTGAAATACCTTACCTAAACGTAGATCTACAGCATTAGGTTGAATATCTCCATCAACAACATTGGTTAGCTTAGTCCTACTACTTTCACCCATTACGTGCTTCATACTAAAGGGTTCTGAATATAATTTATATGTAACTGTCATGCATTCTCCGGTATATAATATGGATTCTCTTTCGTCGCGAAATAAGCTACGGTGTCAAGATACTTAGTTTCAAAATTTAATTTAAAGACTTGATTCGGAGTAAGCGATACACTGCCTTGATACTTTGTTGAAGATATATTAAAGTGATCATCTATAAACAGAGGTGAAATTTCATTTCTGAATACATAAAGACTACCACTCATGTACATAATACAGGCAAACGTTCCATCTACCCTAGATAATGATGACCAGCCGTAGTCAGTAATTTGTTCAAGCAACCAAGCGGTATCCCAAGTACCAGGGCTAAGTTTATTCTGCTTAATAATACCATTATGCCATAGCATAGCATCACCATATACCGCTGGGTGAATATTATTCGAATTCGTTGTAGGTGCTTGAGAATGAGCGATTATAAAGTCACCTTCTTTACAAGGTATATTCTCAATTAATGTATCAGGCATTTTACCGGCATCTTGGAATAGAGTTTGAAACTCTATCTTACCCTTATATGGTTTAAAGGTAGCTAATGAGTAGTTCAACTCACCTCTATAAGCATTTAGAGTATATAAATCTTTAAGTTTTTCTTTATACAATGATCCGGTTATTGCGCACATTTTACACCTTCATTCTTTCGATTAGGTCTTGCCAGGGGATTACTTTAGAATACTCAACTGGATCATTATAACCTATTTTAGCGAAATTGGCAATACGTTCGGAGCAACTAGGACACTCACCACAAGAACGATGCTGGTCATCTGGGTTGTAACAGGTCATAGTAAACGATGTAAGCGTTAAGTTACCATCCAGCTCTTGCAAGATCTGTAACTCATCGTACTTAGATAGTTGACTGAAGGGAGCAGTAAGCTTAATCTTAATAATACGATTTTCAGATAGCAAGTCATTTACTTTATCTACCCAGCGCTGAGTCGTATCATGATACCCATACTCATCATGCACCTGTAACCCGCATACAACAGTTTCAACGTTTTGTGTCTCTGCAAAAGCGGCAGCAATAGACATCAAGATCATATTACGATTAGGTACGTATGTCTTAGGGCGAGGATCACCAAGAACGTCTTTAATCGTAGGCATAGCCATATCGGTATCAACGTTAGCAGAAAAGCCTTTACTGATATCGCCAAGGAACGATGCATCTACAACTCGATGCTTAACCCCCAGCATCTGGGTAGACATCCTAGCCATCTCAATCTCTCGTCTCTGCTTCTGGCCATAGTAGAAGGTTAATGCAGATACATTTTCTTTGCCATACTTATGTACAGCCAATCTCATTGCAATAGTACTATCCATACCACCGGATAGGATCACAACACAGCCCTTCACATCGGGCAATAATGCTAGCGCTTCACTTGAGGTCATCTTGTTTCACTTTCAATTCTTTTTGAATACGGTGGATATAGACCGTTGCATCCATCAGCTCTTCTTTTAAATGTTGAATCCAATCCATTAAGTCTAGGTCTCTACGCTCGGTAGTTACCCCATACTTCTTAAATCCATGATCGGCTCTCTTCATGTACTCAAGACATATTTCATTAACGTTGTTATCTTCAACACACATTTCAAATTTAACTAACTTATTTGGTCTGGTCATTGTCTTGCAGTCTTTGTACAGAAGTTAGTTACATCGGCGATTGCTGCATACTTATAGAGTACTCTGTTATCACTTGCACGTACAGGGTTAATATCAATACCACCTCGACGCGTATACAAACACGCTACAAATAGCTCTTCAGGTTGAAGTAAGTCAAAGAGACGCTTATAAATGCATTCGGCAATCTCTTCATGAAAGTGATTCTCTTTACGCATCGATACAATATACTTAAGTAATGACTCCGGGGTAACAGCTCTCTCACCTTTAATATGAATATACACATCACCCCAATCTGGCTGGTTAGTTACCCGGCAATTAGATCTTAGCGAATATGATCGCCACTTTTCATATCGACCAATAGAAGGTACGACTTGTAATGTATTAGGGCTTTCATTATACTCATCAAACGTCATCTTACCAATATTGCAATAATGCTCTAAGGAAATAAAATCACCAACAATAGGCCTGACGGTATCAACATCACCCCAACGAACAAACACGTCTACCTCAGCACCTACTGCTTCAGATATATCCTTTGCAATCTTATCTTCTACCTGCCACATATCATCGGTAGTAGTAACTAGCTTAGCCATATTATAAGAGTTCAAATATAACTTAACCGACTTTGACTCTACAATATTAGGAGAATCAGAAGGATAGGTAAACTTTAGCCAACCTGATACAGGAAACCCGTTTACAAGTAAGGTAGAGAATTCATAAGCATTCCATGCATCTACACCTACGAACGGTAAGTTCGACTCATCAATCTCATATGCTGTTCTATTTAAGATTCTCGGAACAGATACTAATAGAGTAGGGTCTACAGTATCAGGAGTTACATATGGCTTAACTGCAGTCCCATCACCGGCTTTACCTAGGTGAACGCCAACTAGCTTATTCAATTCTTCTTGGTTATTCATTATCTTCCTTCTAAATAATCTATAATCGTATTAACTCTATCGCGTACTGAGCCTTTAACTCTACGCAAGCTTAACTTTTCTTTTTCAATAGTAGTTTCAAACAGATCAGCAATCTCATTTCTAAACTGCTTATCAACACTACGTACACCATCGTCTACAATCTCGAACTCAGGCTCAATATAGAACACATAGTCGTAGGAATTCCATACTTTATTAAATACATCTTTTGCATATTTTAAAGTATTATTTGTTATCTTATTATTTTTATAAAGATACGTACTATATACCAGACCGTCTAATGCGGTACGATCAGTTAACATATTACCATGCATGAAAACATTAACAATATGCTCATTCATAATCAGACGTTGAGTATTATCAGTACCGTCTTCGTTAATAGGTAAGCCATAACCCTTTACGCGACGAGTTACCTCGTCACATATTACATAATCTTTAAATAGTTTTTCTGAACGCAATGCATTTAGTAGAGTAGTTTTACCTACCGACTGCGCACCCGTTATACCAATTCTCATAATCCTTTTTCCCTCAAGAAGAAATTCCATGCCGATAACGAAGTCATCTTAAGAGAGGCATAAAGATCTTCTCTAGTATAATTTCTATTACGTACATAAACAGATTTCAGTACATCACCACCATCTAGTTCAGCTGTACATTTATGTACAACACTACCTATTATATTATACTTGTCGTTTTCTTGCCATACTTTTTCTTGCGGATCTTTTCCTTTTAACTCAGGGAAGAGAGTAATTGCTCCAGGGTGACCGTTATATACTTGATATTTCTCACATATATCAGCTGGTAGAATGCGAAGGTAGCCATGAAGACTAATAAGGGTCTGAGGAACATTATATACCACCTGATTTCTAAAGTAGTTCATTAGCATGTCATGCTTGGCAGACATAATAGTAACACCCAGGTCACGAATGCCCGGGTGAAATTTAATTTTATCTTCGAAGTTATTAGTTACTATTAAGTCTGGTTTACGATTAATAGACTTAGATAACTCAACAATCTCTGAACCTGTTTGACTAAAGAATGCAATCCAATTCATTATCTGTAACCATGAACGTATGATCTGAAATACTTAATATTATGATTAATGGTATGCATAGCAGCTACCGAGGGTTCAGGAGTGTTAAGTAATTCAATGAGCTTAATGGATTTTTTACTAACCAGACCACCAGGCTCGTAGCCAAAGTCCAACAAAGCATGGACAATAGGATTGGAAGTATCCAACGAGTCCAACCATTCGAATCCTTCACGATAGAACATGAACTCAATTGGAAGCGCACAACCAAGGAGGTGATGTGGTTTCTTAGTATTGATAACACCGTCATTTAGTAACCTAGTCAAAGTTTGTACTCTACCTAACGCATACCCCATCCATTTATTTGGATGAGGGCAAACCTCAAGGTAGTACGAATAGTCAAAAGAAATAGCAATCTTATCTACACCAATAATATTATCTAGATAGTCATAGCATTGTACGAGATCTGCATAACTCTTACCCTGGACAACACCAATAGTCTTACCCGGTAGATCAGAATACTTTTCTTTCCAGTCCAGGGCATTATCCATTGTACCGAGAGTATCTTCAAGTACATCAGGGATAATATACTCAGTTGGTTGTAGCTCTTTAATCCAATGGGCAAACTTATCGGAATCAAAAGCAGTACCTAACTCAAAGATAGAATTATCTAGTAATACAGTTCGACCTTGAGCTAGAGAGTCTTTAAAGAATTGTAGGTAGGTTGGTTCGGTCTCGAACAAGTGGACAAGAGCGTAATCGTAATCGTTATAACTACGAGACCGATCAAGAAGGCAAAGCGGGGATTCATGACTAATTTTCATTGTAGTTTCTCAATAATATCTAATGCAACAGGGGCCCAGATGACGGTATCATCGTACTTAGTCTTCTTTGCTCGGTGCTCATTCATACTTACATAAGCTATCATATCTTCTATATTATAACGGTAAATAGATCTAGTATCCACATCTACCCCGTAAATTTGTTTAGCCATTGTAGTATATAACCACCCTGCGCGCTGTTTTCTGTTATTAAACAATTCTACACAAAGGGTACCCTTATAATAATTTGACTTAACATCTATAGCAACTCCATCAATAATACAATCAATTTTTAGTACTACTTGACTCTTAATATCGTTTTTATCCTCATATAAGATATTATTAGTCTTGCAATATTCTGCAACAATTGCTTCACCAAGGTCACCTTTGGCACCCTTGGCACCATAGCGACCTTCGGAGTTTGCATACCATGTCATAAATTACCTCTTAATTAAAGACATAAATTCAGCTCGGCAATCGGGCTCACTCTTAAAGCAACCACCAAGCTTGGCTGTAAGGGTAGATGAGGAATGATCTTCAACACCTCGTGACTTAACGCAGTAATGAGTACCTTCAATCACAACGGCAACATCTTCAGTACCAAGAATAAAGCACAATGCATGGTATACCTGTTCGGCAATACGTTCCTGTACCTGAGGGCGACGGGCAAAGTATTCTACAATACGATTTAACTTAGATAGACCAAGTACCTTACCTTTAGGAATATAACCAATATGTGCCTTACCGTCGATGGTAACAAAGTGATGCTCGCAGTTAGACATCATAGTAATGTCTTTCTCAACCACCATTTCGTCGTACCCCATCTTATTCTCAATGACAGTACACTTAGGAAAGTTCTCAGGTTTCAAGCCCCAGAAGATTTCTCGTACAAACATCTTAGCTACACGCTTAGGAGTATCCATCAACGAGTCATCGGTCAAGTCAAGACCCAACGTCTCCATAATAACAGCAAAGTTCTTTTCGATCTTTGCAATCTTACGCTCATCTTTAACTCCAAGTCTATCCAATACAATAGGTGTATGAACGCCTTTAGAGATAAGATATTCTTCTACTTTATAGCCGAGTTCGGCGTCCGTTTTTCCAATTTGTAATGACATTTTAGGTTCCCCATTCGTTTTTAAATAAAGGCACTTGAAGACGATCGCTGTAACGATACCCCTTCTTCATGGCAAGTTCTGCCACAGCCCGGTTGTTCATATGATATACCGACTCAACACCACCAACAGGCATCAAGTATACCGGCCCCACAAAGCCAGCTGCACGGTATGCTTCTACTGCTTTTTCTGCTTCATCAGCATCTTCTTGAGATGCAACTACAAACTTTAAATACACATAACCTACGTTACTGTAGTCTGCAACAATTTCAGGTTTAATAGCTTCATCCCACTTCTCACCTGATACCGATAGCTTAGGTGATACTGAGAATGTAATTTGACGATCGAAGTTACCAGGTACCCCCCAGCCCCATCTATCAAGATAGTCTTTAAACGTTTCGGTAAGTTCTTGAGTACCATTGGTCTCAAATGTAATCTCCTTTAATGCTCTCATCTTTGGATGTTCGAGCAAGTCAGGGTACGCTCTCTGCCAACCTAGTAAAGGCTCGCCCCCGGTAATTACAAGATGTTCTTCCTTCCATTCTTTGTACGGTAGAGAGTCAACAACAGCTTCGGCAATCGAGTCAGTATCAAGAACGGGAGATAGATGCTTAAAACGAGGATCCCAACTAGCGTATGAATCACAACCTGTACTAACAAGCGGTAGTTCTTTATATGAAAGAAACTTACCAACCTCTGCAGCCACATAGTCAACCTCTTTACTAGACTCACCCTTAGGCATACCAAAACCACTACAGGTAAAGTTACAACCAAAGGTGCGAAGGAATACAGAAGGTACACCCATATACCGGCCTTCGCCTTGAATGGAGTAGAATAGTTCTGCTACTTTTAGTTTAGCCATTAGACAAGCTCCTCCGCAATGCCGAGAATTTCAGCAATGATTAAGAGGATACCAGTAGTAATGAGACTACCGAAAATGAGGGCAATGCCAGCTAGAATACGTAGACCGCTTTTTACAAAGCTAATCTTACGGTGGCGGTCGGGATCTGGAAGCAGATCAAAGTCAAATTGAATCATTAGATTCTCCTAGTTGTACGTGGAAGGGCACGATCCATTATATAGGCTAGTCATAATCAGGATCAACGGGTTCTGGTGGTTTCTCGATAACATATCTACCGAAAGCCAGTTTAGCTTTTTTAAGCTTAGGAAAAGGTACTACAGGCCAATCTGGATTAATCCAGGTGGACTTCTTACGAGGTGAGCAAGAAGTATTAATTATAAAGAAACGTTCTCGGGGTACACCAGCTTGCTTACGAGCTTTATTAATGTGCTGCCATAGGAAAAGACCATCCTCGTCTTCCGGAGTACTCTCGTAGGTTGCGTCTGGGGTGACGTAACCATCTTTATCTTTAGTGTAATAATATACTTTAACAGGCATAAGCCTATTATATACTATACCTTATTCAATGTCAAGGGTTCCTTCGTCAGAAACGGCTTTTTTCTTAGGTTTTTTTACCGTTCTCTTATCAACATCGATGTTATCTACTTGTTTTCTCATCATTTCTACTAAAGAATTTGCGAATTCTTCATTACCTTCAGAATGAGCTATCAGCATATCAATATCAATGTTCTCCATTAACTTGTACTTGGTTGCTTGTTGTTTCTTTTCTTTCTGAATCCGTCTTACGAATGCAAAAAAAGTAATTTGCGTAAAGTAGGCAAATGGGTTCATACCCCGCTCGGGGTCAAACTTAATAACTGCTGTAAGACAATTTTCGATACCGTCTGATATCATATCATCTTTATAGGTGTAGTTAATAAAATTGGCTTTATATGAAAGGTGGGTAGCTATCTTGAGAAAGCACTCCCCAATATATTCCGTTACTCTCGGTCTCTCTTCACCCTTAGCAGCTGCATCAAGCACCAGCTTACGATACTCAACTAAAGCTTCGAAAAACTTTTTATTGTCTACATAATGTGCAGGTGCTTTTTTTTCAGTGATAGGTCCTATCGGAACCACTTCTCCAACTATCATTATCATCCTCCTCGGTGATTTCATTTCCTTCAATATCGATATCACCTAAAAGTGCTTCATCAATATCTTCTTCAGTAGCCATTGCAAAACTATCGTACTCTATTATAAATTGTTTATACTGAGATTCGGCTTTCTCTAACACATTTGTTGCAATTATAACGTTACGAGCCGGAATTCTCAAAACTTCTTTTGCAGACATTTTAAGCCATGGTTGCATAATATAGGACTCAATAACTCCACCAGCATAGGGCATTTTCATCGAATGTATTTCTACAGGCTCTGAAACTTCAATATACTTATTATCAGTCAGATCCACACACTCATCTTCAGTAGAGACAATTAAATTTTCTCCACTGGTTAACTTTATAAACTTACAGTACATTTAGAGATACCTTTACTAGATTGTAGTCAAAGTGCTCATCATTATAGGTTTTAATTCTTTCGATCATATGCAATAATGTATAATTTTTTCTTGTTTTCCAAGTCAGATCATCACCAATGTCGTATAAATTACAATGCGTCTTTGCATCACCTTTTCTTAACCCCCTACCTACCGATTGTAAGTTTCTAATTCTTGATTTAGTTGGCGATGCAAATATAATATTGTGAAGGTTCCTAATATTTATGCCTGTAGAAAACGTACCGTAGGATGCAACAATAATAGCATCATTCTCTTGTTCGGTAATACGTCTTATGTTTTCTCTATCAGCAGTCTCAGTACCTCCGAATACAAAGAATACTTTTCTATCTCCGGCTTTAGCCTTAATCATATCAAAGAGTATTTGACCATGCTTCTCAACATATTGAAATAGCACTAACGAGTTACCTGTTTGACTGAGAGCAAGATTACGAATGAATTTATTTCTAGGCTCATATCCACAAAGAAAAGTCATCTCATCGGGGTACTTATTATCCTTGCAAGCTTTCTTAACATCATCAGGGTATTGAAGTACCAGACCAAAGATCTTTAACTCTGCAAGCTGATCATTATCCATCAACTGCTTGGTAGATGTTACCTTGTATACAGAACCAAATAGACCTTCTAGTACTAACTTATGAGTCTTAGTACCATCTAACGTACCAGTCGTACCAATACGATAAGGTGTATTAACCATCTTATGCATGATACCAGTTAGCGATTTAGCTTTAAATGTATGCGCCTCATCTCCATACACAACCTGGTAGTTCTCAAAGAACTTCTTAGGTAATTCGTAGATAGATTGCCAAGTAGAAATTACTATTGGAAGTAGGTTTTCTTTAGAGTGCCCGGAGTATATACGCGAGCAGTTTTCTGATGACTTCCATCCATTATTTTGTGAATAGGATTGAAAATCTGCATACATTTGCTCTACTAAAGAGGTTGTAGGGACCAGGATAAGTTGGCGCCTTCCAAACTTTTCATTCCAACGCAATAGACAGTAGATAATGAGTGACTTACCGGAACCTGTAGGGGACAGAAGAAGACGTCTTCCATCGGTAATTGCTCTATAAACCGCATCGAGCTGATAATCTCTGATGGATTCGCCACCGGGCAATGATAGGTTAAGTTCATTAATAAAATCTCTTACAAGTTCTAATGTTACGGAATCAGCTTGGTCAATATACTCGCTATAATCAATTGTGTATTGATTAACCTCGGCAAAATGCTCCAAATAACTTTTAAGACCAACATATAACTCTTTTGTAAACATAGAGAAGAGTCTGATCTTACCATCCCATATTTTATTACGAAAGAGAGGATGAAACTTAGCACCAGGGGCATCAAAAGAAAAATGATCTACCAGCTCCTGCGCAATAGAGGGATCTGTCTGTACTGTTAAGTATACTTCATTTTTCTTTTTGATTGCTATATCGGCCATTACATCATACCGTTAGTAAACTTAGCCCACTCAATACTTGATTTAATATCCCAGGTACGAGAGTTAAGTGATCTGATTATTTGCTCTAGCGTATAGATAGTAGTTTTAAAATACTCTATCTTATCTTGTAACTCAATCAATTTATTATCACATTCAAGTAATTCATCCATCTCGTTCTTCAATGGCTTATTACCTTGGTATTGAGACCAGCCCTCATCTTCCAATTCCTGCTTAGTCATTTCACCCCTGAAGTATTTGTATTTCATACGTCTGGTATTAAGATACTCTGACTCCGCCTTACGGAGTTGGAGCTTGGTGGTAGACATCACAGTGATATATTTGGAGTGTAGAATAGGGACCCGGGCAGCTTCGTGCCCTAGGTTTGTCTCATTAATAGGGGCGTCCTTGGACCACTCCTCTGTCAGTTCACTCAATTTCATAATATAGGTAATGTAACTTTATTCAGGTAGATCTAAAGTAACAATGTCTTTTCTTTCTTCTTCAGGAGGAGGGCCAAAGTTAATAATAGCCTCAGGGTTGCCTTGGAAGCAGAAATGACCGTAGTGGTTTAAGGAGATAGAAGGGTCAAGCCAAACATCACCACCAAGTTCTTGCCAACGACGGCAGAACGTATAGTCTTCAGACAGATAACGACGGTCAATAGGGTCGATCATCGTATCAAACAATGCATAGAAATGATCTTTCAGATCGGCATTGTTGATGTTAACATCATTGTTATACTTAAGTTCAGGATATGCTTTAATCATCTTAAGGATAGCTTCACGGCTAATCATCATGAAGCCTGTACCTGCATCATGTAGTTTAACTAACCCGTTCTCGACACCAATTGTCTTGGTCTCTTTATCAACAAACTTAAAGTTAATAGCATAGTCAGAACCAAAAGCAGCAATCTCACGATCAGTTATTTGCTTATCTTTGTTAGCAGGGTCTGTTAAGTTACTACGAATTCTATCCCATGCAACACCTTTTTTAGGATATGCACCTACGACTACATCTTTCTTATGCGCGTATAATTTCAAAACATCTTCTGTCTGAAATTCAATATCGGCATCGATAAACATAAGATGGGTATAATCAGATGCAAGAAAGTATGCTACTAATACATTACGTGCACGAGTAACTAAGGACTCGTTAGCAATAGTACCAAAAGCGAGAGGGATTTGATGACCGTTAAAGAATGTCATCATCTTAATAACTGAACGAAAGTAGGGTTCATTTAGCTGACCACCATAGCATGGTGTAGCGATAAAGAATTTATTTTTACGAATTTCATCAACGGAAAGTTGAACTTGCTTAGTTGCCATAATTTAGCTCCAAAAAAAGAATTATAATACTTCAATATCAAATAGTTTATATTTAAAAGAAGCGATACCAACGAAATAATCAACCGAGGAAGAAGTAATTTCAAAATCAAGAGCTTCTACTGAAACAGGAAAAACATCTCTAAAATTAATATTCGTCTTCGGTACATTATTACTATCCAATATAGTTAATGTTGCATCTGAGTAAGCTACCGCCATCGGGGCTCCACGAGCATCTTTAACAAAAGGAAACCTATTTAACCGTTCACCAGTAAAATTTCTATATTGATTATAGTCGTTTGGAAAGCCAAGTGCAACTAACCATTCATATAATTCGATATAATTTGACATATCTTCGGTAATTAAAAACCGAATTGTAAAATCTCCAAATAAATTCTTGTCTCCCACATGCGGAATATCAATAAACGGTGTTGGCTGAGTTGTAAACCCTAATGTCAACGATGGGAGATTAGCCGACTGACATGTAAATGCTACGCTTGGTAAATTTTTAATTAAAAACCTAAAAGCGTTCGGTCTAAGAAAGTTAGTAACAGGGGTAGTAGTAATGCTACTAACTTCATTTAATACTGTTGAAAGATTGGCTGTAAACATTAATTGTTTCCTTTACAATATTTATAACGAAAAAAAGGGAGCTGTTTAGGCTCCCTTTTAACCCGTTGCCGGGATCCGTTCTTCTCGACGGCTTTAGATTACATCAAGTTAGTAACCTTGGTACGACGATAGTATTGGTTACGGTTAGCTGTAAAGGTCGATGCATCAGCAGCGCCAGAAGCAGAAGTTGTAACGTATGGGTTAGCAATCATACCGTAACGAGTCTTGAAGCCGATTTTTGGCTGGAAGCTGTTAGGATCAACTGCGCGAACCATTTGCAATGGAACGTAAGGGCAGTAGAAAATACCTGCGTCATAAGGTGAAGTACCTTTGTAACCAACAACGTAGAACTGGTTAGCAGAACCGAGGTTGGCAGAATATGGATCAACATATACTTTGAAACGACCGTTCAATACACCAGCAAATGTGTTACCAGTATCATCAACGTTCAAGTTTGTAGACAATGCGGGAGTGTAATCCAACACACCAGCCATGGCCAATGCGGAAGCTACGTCAGCAGAGCAAACAATGAAGTTACCTTTACCACGACGAGTGTCTTGACCAATGTGGTTAGCATCGCGTTCGATGTTAAACAATAGACCTTTGAAACGCTCAACAGACCAACGACCGTTAGAGTCAACGTCTAGGTTGAATGTACCGGCAGTAGCAGTAGCAGGCGAACCTAGCTTAGCAACTGTA